CTCATTGGTTTCAGTCGCGGAGTATCGGCAATAGCGAGACTCAGTGAGATAACCGAGATTAAAGCTGCAGTAGTCTACGAGGGGCCTATCATCGATTCAGAGGGCGTTGGCGGAAACTTCCCAGTCCTCATGATTTGGAACGATGCCGGAGCCAAATTCAGTCCCTCTAAACTAAGGCGAGGGCAGGCAAAAATCGCCGAACAAATCTGGTCAGAGTCGCACCCAGTCACCTACATCCAAGGTACTGGTAGGCATATGCGACTTAGACCACCTGGCCACTATTGGGACTGCTCACTGAATCAGCAGATTAAAGATTTTATTCGGTTGATTTAGATTTTGGTCCGGTCCGCCTAGCCACCCCAGCCCAAGCCTTGGCCGATTCGACATCAATCAGCATACTGCCGCCGATTGTCCTGGCATGCTTAATCTCGTCGCGGCTAACCGCTGTAATAAGCGTAGTTCTGGCCACACCGATTGCGTCGGCAACCTCCCATTTTTAGTGTAATCAATTGCTTACCTATAAGCAATCAACTACAATACTGGAGTTGAGTTATGAGCAAGGAGAATAAGTTGACCACATCAAAAGAGATCGCAGCGGACCTAGGCGTCCACAGGCTAACGATTAGCCGCATTGCGAGGGACAACAAGATCGGAAGTCATGTCGGAAACATCCGTGTTTTCATAGCGAACGTTAGTGCCGGGCTTGTTTGGTGCTGCCAACGGTTCTGGCTCACGCTCTGTATCAAAAGATTTCTGGCCACTGCGAACGTACTCGTCACGGGGCTTGGCGTTCTTAGATGTCATGATTTCGCCCTTGCGTGTATCAGAATCACGCGGGACGTACTCACCCATCTTAGGTTTACTGCCTACAGATTTTTGTTCTGCAGGAGCCATGTCAGTGGTGTACTTTTTACCGTTAAAAGTAAAAGTCTTGTCGCCGGCAGAACGTGCTGCACGGAAAGCTTTACCAAATTCGCTAGTAGCCATATGGCCTCCTTAGATCAGCACTTGCCGCCGTAGTTCATCTTCTTGGTCATGCCGCCAGACTTCATGCCTAGAGGCTTGCCACCCTTCATGGAAATCATTGTGCCTTTGGTTTTGCCTTTAGAAGCAACACCGTCACGGCTAGGAGCCGCTGTGCGCACTGAACCCATTTTGGCAGTAGTGATGCCGTTGTTTTTACGTGTAGCCATGATATCTCCACCTTTAGAAAATTTGCGACCCTTGTCCGCAGTTGTAAAATCTTTACCCACGGATTGTGGGACTCCTACTTTCTTAGCAAACGATGGCGAATTCGCGATCGCTGCCATGAAATTGTGCTGTTTTTTGCTTGTGCTAGGCATCACTTGCCCCCTGAATACCAATGTGCAAGTTGAACTAACCCTGCCCCAACAGTACCGCTTGCACCTGCCAACAACATCAACATCTTCCAACCACCTTTAGCTTCAGACAATGTCTTGTCAATAGCCGTCAGCGTTGCTTGCATGGTTTTCATGTTTTCCAACATTTTGTCCATGTCATTTTGCAGATGGGCAATGTCCGCGGCGTGAGTAGCAAGCTCTCTGGCGGTCATGATGTCTTTGTCGTCCATACTAGCAATTCCAAGCCCGAAGGCTTTTGTTGATGCGGGAGTTCGGGTCTTTCTTGGCCTTCTCTCCGGTCAGCTTCTTCTTCATGCCTTCCATGCGGGCGCAAAAAGAGTCGCGGCGTTTGCCGCCCTCGGGCTGGGGAGCCTTCAGGCCCGGCTTGCCGGGGTTTGCCTTGTTGTACGAGGCCCGTCCCTTGGCGTTCAAGCCGCCCTTCTCGGACTTCCCCTCTTTGCGCTGCCATGCTGGAGATTTAGCCATAGAACACCGTCACTGACGCAATACCTGTGAGGGTAGCGTAAATGTTGTCGTAAAAACGCACGCCTTCGCCCGGCACCGCAACAAAAAACGAGTTGGGGTTTGTGTTGGAAGGAATGTCAATCTCAATACGTGTGGTGCCGCCAGAACCGCCGTCTTTTAACAACAGTGTTCCTGCTTGGCTAGCTGTAGCGCAAATCGAAAAACCTTTAACGCGTGCAGGTTGCGCAAAAATAGAACCGGACGCATTCAAGTGTTGCGACTTGACATCATATTGCATCGTCATAATCAATCTCCTTTAAAAAGGGGCCGAAGCCCCATGGGTTGATTAGCTCAGAGCAGCGCCAACAGCAGTAACCCAAGCAGAGCCAGTAGAAATTACGAGGCAGTATTCGTTGTTACCTGCGCCATTGTCGCTAATCAAGCGAACTTGGCCAGCATTACCAGCAGCGGCGGCGGGCAAAGCGGCAGTCAGGATGGCGGGCAGATCAACAAAAGAGGAGACCGTAACGCTAGTTACGCTGGTAGCTGGGCCTAATGTTGCATCGACAGTGACTGCGCCAGTAGTGCTGTTGACAGTGACTGATTGGAAGCCGTTCTGCGAGCGAACTGGGCCATTAAACGTGGTGTTTGCCATGATATGTCCTTACATACAAGTGGAGTGCATTAGTCTGTATGTCGTCAGCCGGGACTGTCCAATGCACCGGATAACCCCGGGATGGTGTGTTTATATCACGCCATTTATCAGTGTGCAAGAAATATTTTTGGCTGGCATGGCTGGGATCGAACCAGCGACAGGCGCATTAACAGTGCGCTGCTCTACCAACTGAGCTACATGCCAATAAGATAAAAAAGGCCCCCGAAGGAGCCTTCTTTACGGCCGGGAACCCCCAACCCTTTTACAAACGCATTAAGCGCCTGCAGAACCCCACATACCGAGGGGATCAGACCAGCCGAAGCTATAACGCTCACGAGACTTGTAACGAACGTTACCTGTATCGAAGTCGCCGTCCATGCTGTTAGACAAAGCAACACGCTCGAAGTGCTTCATGCCGTTTGGCACGTCGGTAATCAAATACCAGCCATTGCTATCTGTCAAGAAGTGGTTGACAGTGTAGCCTTCAGGGATTGCACCCATCTGCTTCAATGCGTTGATGTCGTTGTCAGCGGTCTGAACACGCAATTCGGTGTCAAGCAAACGCTTAGCAACGAACATCAGTGCTGGAGGAATGACCATCTTACGTGGCTTGGCGGCGATCAACAGACCGCGTTCATCAGTCCAAGCAGCGATCTGAATCACAGCGTTTTCCAAGGAAGTTTCGTTCAAGTCAACACCAACTGTTGGGCTGTTGTAGTTCACACCACCGTTAACGAGTGGGTGACCAACGCGAGCGCTAGAAGAGTTAACACCGAACAAAGAAACGCCGTCACCGCCCAAGTATGAACCGCTGAAGCCGTTGTTGATAACGGAAGCAGCTTTAACTTGCTTGGTGTAAGCCATAGCACGGGCCAAAGACTTCGTGTAACGAGCAGACAAGCTGTCGTACAAGTTATCTTCCACAGCTTCTTCCGTGATGGAGAAACCGAGGGCGATAGTCTCGTGGTTGTAACGTGCTGTGAAGGCTTCTTGCGCATTGTCATAAGCAATGGCAGAACCTTCATTCTTGACGGGAGCAGAACCAAAGCCAGCCAGCTTTGTCTCTTCTTCGAAGCTACGCTCAGATTTCTCTGTTTCGTAGATTTCTTTGTGCTCTTCGCCGTAGCGTGCGTATTCCATACCGAACAAAGCGTTCAGACCGGGGAGCAACTCTTTAAGTAGTTGTGCGCGTGAAATTGCCATGGTTAATTACTCCTTATGCCACGCCAGTAGCGTTGGTGTATGAATGTTGGGCGATGTTGAACTTAACCAACAAATCTGTCTTTGCGTCGCCAATGGCAGAGCCGGGGGCGTTCACAAAACCAACGATACGGAAAGCCGCAGTGCCTGCTTGGGAAGTAGCGCTCACAGCAGACAAAGAGTTGCCTGACTGAGTGTTACCGCCGGAAGCGTTCGTGCAGTTTTGAGCAGCAGCGAAGAACACGTTTTGACCCAATTGTGTTTGACCAACAGCACCGTCAGCTTGCACTTGGAACACAGCGCGGTCGTCGTCAACAACGAAAGCGGTAGCGTTTGTAGAGCCAGATGGGTAGTACTGTGAGAACACAGTTTGACCTTGGGTGTTCACATATGAGCAGCCCACGAAAACACCAATGGTGCCAGCGGGGAATGCGTCACCTGTACCACCAGTCTCAGTAACGAGATTGATGTAACCGTCGGTGTGAATCTTTACGACTTGGCCGTAGAAGATGTTGCTAGCGTAGCCAGCGGGTGTAATCAGAAACTGACGTGTCTCACCTGCGTAGGGGAGGCCGTCAACACGATTTACGGGTTTTAGGCCGTATGGTGAAGCGGTAGATGCCATTTAAGGACTCCTAGATTAGTTAAGAACCAGAACCAAATCCACCACGGGTTGAACTTGACTTGCGGTCTGAGAACAACGGCATGCGTGAATCATTTTGTCGCATAAAGTTATTATCGACAGAGTCCACCTGATTTTGAGCTTGCTGGGCATAGTACTCGTCACGGGCACGGGCTTTTTCGGCAGACATCTGGCAGAGCATAAGCCCACCAATTTCCACGTTTCCGGTCTTTTCGTTACCTAGCATCATCAATTCTGGGTGGTCTTCAGCCTTCACCGGCTCCCAACCTTCACGCATTTTGCGTGATACGTTGGTCACTTCTGCTTGCCCCAATACGTGCGTCGCAATCCAGCGAAACACAACACCGGGACGGGGCGTCGGATCAGGTAAGTTTGTCGGCGGTACGTATACGGCACGAGCAGATTTTTCGCGTGTTTTTAAATCACGTGCGATGCGGTCAATAGTTTCAGCCATTTTGTTTCTCCAATTTTGCCAATTCAACAGCGTATTGCTGGGGGGTCAATCCAAATTTTTTAGCCAAGGCGACTTGCGTTGGCGACATTTCAACTTTTCTTGCCCCGGACGAACGAGTCGCAGAAGCAACTACTGTTGCAGGTTTCTTAGAGCCTTCAACCGATTTTGGCTTGTCTTCCTTCCCGAATACTTCCGGAAAAGTTGACTTCATGCGAGCGTCAATTCGCTCGAAATATTCGTCAGAGCGGGGGTCAATTCCCGAGTTCACTAGTTTTTGGTGCAGCCCTAGTGAAAAGCTGGTTAATTCTTCATACCCGGGCTGACCGAACCACTGGTTTTTTGCTTGCCAGCGCAAGGTTTTATCGTCGATCTCTTGCCGGGGTGGAGGAGATGACCTGAGTTGTACCTCAGAATCTTCCTGTTGTAAAGGGGTAGGTTTAAAGTTTTTTGCAGCTTCTACCCGCATCTTGGCATCAGTCAGGGCTTCTTGTGCCGCTAACAGTGCGTCAGAGTCGCCTGCTTCGTATGCTTCTTTGTACTGACGTTTAGCAGCTTCAAGCTCGGCATTGGTTGCTGCCTTGATTGTTTCTGAATACGTCTGTTCACCGTGGCTAACGTGCTGTTTGAGGCGTTTATTCTCTTCCAAGATGTGTTGCGCAATGCGCTCCAGCTCTTGTTTTTCACGTGCAAGGGCTTCTTTGGCACGGCGCTCGTCATGACGGGCGTGTGTTAGCTCTTTGATACGCTTTTTAACGCCATCAGAGTAAGAATCCATCTCATCATCTGAGGGATCTTCCACATCACGATCCAATGGCTTGCGGCCACGGTCTTTTTCAGGGGTGTCATCGACAATTTCGATCTCGATTTCACCACTTGTATCTTCTTTTTCCTCTGCCTTGGAGTCAACCTCGTCAGGGAACTTAAATTCATCATTCAGTGCCATGATTTTCCTTATGCGCGGGTCAAGCCGCGTGGGTCTTCTACAACTGCATCAACTTGGTCATCGTTGATGAGACGGAACTCTTTGCCAAAGATCTTAAATCTTGTGCCAGAGTAGGTGCGCACGAGCACAAAGTCACCCTCTTTACACCATGCACCGTTAGGAAACTTGGCAGAGTCTTTGTACGCGTCGGGGCCAACGCGCAATACGAACAACACCGTGGTGGCGTGCTCTTCTTGGCGAAGGGTAGCTGTATCTCTCACGAGATCAAGTGATGTACCGGCAATCTTTGCTTCGACTTCGGGTACTACACAGAGCAATTTCCAACCTGTGGGGGTTGGTAGTGCACCAGCTTTGGTTTCATTGTCAGCATCCTCGTCCGGTGTTTCCACTGGCTGGATGTGTTTTGGCAAACTAATGCCGGGGGGCAGGATTAAACCTGAATCAGTTGTCTGCATCTTCAACTTTCTGAGCAAGGTCGATTAAGTAACGCTCTGCTAGGGCTAGACCCTGAATCACCCCGCAGAGTTTTTGATATTCCTCGAATGTTCGACATCCACCACCCGCCAAATCATCGGCGTAGTTGTTCATGTCAGTGCGTATTTTGTCGCGCAATACACGTGCGAATTCTTGGATCATTTTTTAGGTTCCGTTTTTGGGTTAGGTTGCATTTGTTGGCGCTGTTGCGCTTTACTCTTCGCAATATCAATGCCGATTTCCAACCCAGCGCGTTCTTGTTCAAACTGCGACTTGGTTTTGCTCTCGTTGATTTGCGCACCCACTTTGAGGGCGTCGAGTTCCAAACGACCGCTGACCTTTTGCTCTTCCAACTCTTGCTTGTCGGCAGCAATGGTGGCGTCGATCATCACTTTCTTTTCTTTCAGTTCGACTTCTTTTGCCTTGAGTTGCAACTCTTGCAACTGCATCTGAACCACAGGGTCTTGCTCTTGCTGCTGTGCTTGCATCTGCGCAGCTTTGGCCTGATCTTGCATCAACACTTGGTTGGCGGCTTGAGCCATCATGCCTGACAACGCGATCTCCACCTCTGGTGAAAGCTTCTCGTCTTCGGGTGGCAGTGGCATACCGAGTTGTTGCTCGATCTTCTGACGCATCATGTAGCCAACGTGTTCCGCCACGTGAGCGGTAAGCGCGGCTTGAATAGCCGGAGCACGTGGATTTTGGCCAATGAATTGTTGGATCAGTGGGTCTTGCATCAGCATCATGTGCACTTGGATGTGCGACTGATGATCTTGGTACATGAACGCCTTGAGTGGTTTGCCCTTGAGCACGTTCTGGTTCTCTGACACAGGGTCTGTGGGCTTCTGGTCTTCTTCCAGTGGAACCAACTTGTCTGCGTTCTTGATACCCAACACGTCCAACATGCGGCGGTGCAGTTGTGGCAAGTCGTAGATGTCAGGGGCCATCTGCGCCATCTGGATCACGGCTTGGTACTGCACAACACGTTGACTCATGGTCGCGGCGTTGGGGTCAGACACAGGGATCACATCCACGTGTTCGTAGTCAGACTGCTTGGCGCGGGGGCCTGCGTTGCCTTCTGGCTCGTACAAGTAGTCAGTGTCAGAGTAGTCACGGATGATGTTCTTGAGCAAACCCAACTCTTGCTTCAACGCAAAGTGCACGCGGGCCTGAACAGCCGTCATGACTTTCAACTGACGCTCAAGCAGAGCCAGTGTTGTACCAACAGGTGCGTTCGCACTCATGTCGGACACCTTCATGTCAGCGGTTGCAGCAAACCTGCGGCCTTCGTCCACAATGTTTTGGAGCAATGTGTACAACGTCTGACTTGGCTCTTTGTATGGCAGCGGCAAGATGTTGTCACGGATCGTGCCCGAACCAACGTCCACGTCACGGAATTCACCCGGTGCGATCGGTGTGTCGTCGCCCTTGATGCGCAAGCCGCGTGTCTTCAAACCGCCGGGCAAGTTGGCCAACGTACCTGCATCTATCAACTGTCTCATCAAAGACGTGGCTGATTTCGCAAAGCCGCCGATCAGGTGGAACAGACCGAAGCCGTACGCACCGAAGCCGGGGATGTATTGATAGTGAACGAAGTGCTGACGCTTGAGCTTGAGGGGGTCATCCTCTTCCCAGTTGCGGCGGATGGCCAAGATGTCATTGGTGCCGCGAATCAGTGTGACCACGTATGGCAACATGATGCCAGTCTTCTCACCATCTTCTTCGTCTTCGTAACCTTCAAGATCCAAGTCAACGTGGCACTCATACAGCGTGTAGCGGTCATCATTGATGTCGCTAAAGCCTGTCTCTTTATCTTTGGCCTTCTGAATATCACTGATGGATTTGTCTGGGCCGGACAACTCAACGTCGCGGTAGAAGCCAGCTTGCTGGAGTTTCAGAATCTCATTCTTTGTCTTACGCATCACGTGGGTGATGCGGTAGCACGTATCCATCTCTGTTGTGCCGTAGGGCAAGATGATGTCTTCGGCTGGGATGAAGATCGAAACTTGACGGCCCAAGTTCGGGTCGTAGTACACCTTCTTGAACGCTGAACCTGTGGCTGGCAGTGACCACAACATGCGCTCATGCTCAGGGCGGAACTCAACCATCTTCTCTGTCAACTGATAGTTCATATCAGCTTCGACGCGAGTGGCCGCTTCTTTCTTATCGGGTGTCTCTTTGCCGATGATCTTGGTGCGCACTGGCCCTTGCGCTGGGAATGTCTCGGTGATCGTCTCAGCTTGGAAGCGAACAACGGCTTCAGTAATCATGGGGTGGAACACACCTGACGCACCGTTCCATGGTTCTGTGCGCTCTTCCATCTGCAAGCCCAGAAGTTTCAAGCCTTCTGTGTATGCTTTCTCCCAGTCTTTGCGTGACGCCTTGTCGTTGTCAATGTCGCCAGACAGGTTGCCACCTAGGGTAGCCAATGCACCTTCACTGACTTCTTCAGCCAAGTTAGCAGAGAAGTCATCTTCTTCGCCTTCTAGGATGCTGAGTTCTAATTCACCTGCTTTGATGTTGACTTCTTCGGGGTCAACAATCTCAATTTCAATCGCCTCTTCGTCTTGCGCTAACGCATCAATGCCCGCAGGCTGTTGGTACAAGGCTTTGTCAATATTGGTAGCCATCTTTGATCCTTAGTAATACGCCGCTTTACGGGGCATCGAGTAAATGTCGTCTTTCTCGTCGCTGTCCAAGATGATGAACCCACCGTTTCTGAAACGGGTTAACGCCATACTTGTGCAGTCGACCATGTCGTCGTGGTCTGACGCGGGGAACGCAGCCACCTGCTCTACAACTTCCTCTGCCCAGCGCCTACCCGCAGGATACCAGACCATGCCCGATCTGAAAATATCTGACACTGCATTTAATCGCGCAACTTTGTCGCCCGTGCCCCTGTGTGGGGTGAACTCTTGGACGGGGATACCCATGCGCCTGAACTCTTGGTACAACTGTGTACCGGCAGACTTCTTCTCCACGATGAACGCATCGGGCTCCCACTCACGGTATTCTTCCAGCGCCAAGTCTTTCAGCTCACCAAACTCCACCCGCTTGTTGATGGCGTTCATCAGGATGATGTTGGGCTTGCCACCCGTGAGTTTGTGGCTGAACACGCCCCATGTGAGCAGGGCTGTAAAGTCGGCACGGTTGTTCTTCTCTGCCGCCGCGTCAAGTGTCATGATGACAAACTCTAGCTCGGGGGGGTCTTCCTCTTCCCATGGCTTCCACCATTTGGAGTTCGGGACTCCGTAGCCGCACTTACAGTGTATTCCGCTCAAACGATTCCTAATATTTTTTAAATCAAGTACAATCCCACCATACCCCCCACTAAGGAATG